ATGTCTTAGACAGATCAACATAATTGAATTTGTCTTGTGGTCGTGGGTCATTACCAAAGATAAATAATGCAGTCAACTGGTTGTTAGTCGCATTCATGGATCCACGGGAAATAGTTGCTAGGATTTCACGAGCAACGTAGTCTGCATAAACAGCATCAAACAATTTCTCAGTAGCATCAACGTCATTGACACAGTAGTCAACCACAACTGGTACTAAATGATCTGGAACTGGTTGATCCCAAGGGATTTCCATTTCAACGTGTTTGATACCGAGTTCAACTTCCCATTTCTTAAGCGACTGTTTCTTCTGACTGTACTCATAAATATCAGCATAGCTAATTTCATAAGCAGCTGCATACATTCCAGTCTTGGCATTCTTCTCGTTGATAATACGATGTGACTGTTGGAACAAATCCATTTCACTACCACCGAGAAGTCTCGCATAAAGAATATGATTATCGTATCGTCGATTGTTAAATCCTACGAGAGGGAACGAAAGCAAATATTCAATCTGCTCTGGAGTAGGATTAATCCACTTAACGAATTCATCGTCTCCGTATTTCTTCCAGACTACGACAAACAGATTTGGATACACCTCAATATCAAAGAACACTAATTCTTCTTTTGGATATATCTTTGTGAACCCTGTCAGCCTGTCCTGGATTTTATCTTCGTTCTCATCTCGAAGTGTCGACCAAGGAATCTTCTGAACAACCTTCAAACAGTACTCACGATTATTTGTCGATTTCAGTGCTCGCATCATACAAGCATGTCGTAAATCATTCAAGTCATATTCCAGACCTTGATCGTGAGCCTTCTGAATTTCATGAGCAATCCAATCGATAGTCGGTTTAGTATTTGGATGTGATGGTTCCTTACCTTCAATCATACCCAACTGTCGTTTTACAAAATTACGTAATACCTGTTCGGTATACACAATATCTTCTATCTCGCTATACACCACAGTCTCCTTCTCTCTTAGTGGGAGACCTGAGGATATATGCGCGATTTCATACTCATTGGCTTTCATATTGATACGTCGCAGAGAAGACTTTCCACGATATACCTTGATCTCCACATCCTCTTCGACCAAATTAGATAACTCATTCACATTACCGTCATAAATATAATGTAAGTGAATGCCATGGCCAGATTTGGATAGTTCGGCATACGTCGGAGGGAACTGTCGGGCTGCTTCCTTGTTCGGTTCCAGATCCTTCTTGCCGGTTTCTGGGTTCTTTTTATCTAAGTCAATAATAACATGACTCAGCGGAACTTTAACCCAGTGAAGTTGTTCCGTGTCGATATCGGCTAGCACTGTCTTAACATCATCCCACTTCGCTAAAGGATTGCCTTTCGAATTTGCAGGTTGTGCTGGGAATGCTGCTGCGATACCGTTGAAATATGACGGGTTGTCAAGAAATGTGAGCCAATCTTCTTTTGCTTCTTCGGAATGTACGAATCGACAGTCGGTCTTATCTCCGAGCCCTTCTGGATATACGACTTCCCATTTGAATCCTCTATATAAATTCTTGTAACGAATATTATCAATCCGAATCTCTGTATGGAACTCGTCGAAATATCGCATGAGCTCTTTCTTGATCTTGGCTTTATATCCTTCTGTCTTGAATCCGAGATCTTCCAGATATTCTTTATACATCTCAGCAACACGCTTGAGTGTGATATCCTTACCAATCTCCATAGCATTACTTCGAACAAAGTCGAATATGATGTCAGTATTAACCGCCATCTCAATATCGAAGTAGTCGTCGTAGAAAGAATAACCAAGTTCTTGGAAAGTATCCATTGCCATCGAAGCAATATACGGAACCTCATACTTAACCCTATCAAACAATGCATCGTACTCTTCGTGAGTGAATTTACGACCACTAGGATTTACTACAACAGCCCGTCGAGTAATACCCGAGTCAATATTCCTGACCCTATATCGTTGGTTTGACGCAGTTACCAATAATCCACTGAATGTTACATCATACGGTTCTTTATATTTCTTGTTGACAGATATGGTTTCATGAGATGTCAGCTTCAACAATGGAGTATCATTGCTAATCCTAGAAATATCCGTATCGTCGTCAATCAATAAAGGAACTTCTCTGATCTGTCCTGTTGCGAATGGACCGCCACTCGTTAACTCCCTCAAGTCGATAGGAGCATGGTATCCATCGAATATCATCTTGAATACTTTGAGTACTGTGCCTTTACCAGATCCTTTTGGTCCATACAAATACATGAACTTCTCGATCCCATCCATTTTGTTCATAAGCAAAGCACCCATAAACCATAGAATCTTTTCAGCTTCATTTGGATCATACAACGTATATAACAATTCTTTGAACGCCGGGCAGTCACCACTCACTGGTGTGTATGGTAATTTAACAGTTGCATAATCTTCTCGCCTAATCTTATGATCAGCAAACAATATGCGTCTGTTGAAGTTGGTCTCAGGTTGCCAAAGGACTTTAATATAGTCAACAAACAATTTATACTTGCCCGCTGACGCTTTACGAATTTCCTTAACCTGAATCCTAGCTGTTGGATGTTCGGCTTTTATTTCATGATACTTTCTCCACAAGATCGAGTCGATACAATCAAATAAATAGTTCTGGTCCATTATCCATTCGTTTCCATCCCAGAAAGCAAAGAATGATGAACCTTTGATAACGAGGTCTTTAATATCACCAAACAAGAAGTCTGGAGATATGACATAATCATAAACTCTGTTGTTACTGAAGTTTTGCTCGACAGTGACGTCTAAAAAATCAAACTTCACCGAAACCCTCCTTTTCTATCGTATTTTGTGAGTTGCGGTCAATTCAACCGAATCAGACCAAATTTAGCCATAATTAACCAATAGTCCCCATTCTCCCCTCTTCTCCTATTGTTTATATATATTATAAGCTTTTAACTCTTGATGTAAACAATGTAAAAACAGGGTCGATTGGGGGGATTAGGGACTCACAACCCCTAAAGTACCCTCAAAATCGCCGAAATATGCCCAAAAACCACCCAAAATAAGGCATTTTCAAGCTATT